AACAGAAGCGGCAAGACAACGGGATGCGCTAAGATGGTAATGGAGGCCGTGACCGAGAACATGGACGGACATGTGGTGTGCTTCAGTCAGAATGCGGACACATCTATCAAGGTGCAGCAGGCTGCTGTCTGGGAAATGATGCCCAGGGAGTTCCGCAGAAAGACAAAGAGTATCGATGGTTACGTGAATTACAGTATGCAGAATGGCTTCACGGGTAGTTCCTTTATCTTCCCGGACACCAGGACTAGGGTGGACTTCAAGACATACACGCAGTTCAGTAATAACCAGACCATCCTAGAAGGTTTTGAGTTCGGTTTCCGTAACCCTACTGGAACAAATATTGGGGCCTGGCTGGACGAATACTTAGGGGACGCTGCACTGGTCAACACCCTGCGCTTCCGTCTTGCGACCAGAGACAGTAAGATGCTGCTAGGATTCACGCCGATTGACGGGTACACGCCCTTCGTTGCGGAATACCTCAAGGGAGCCGAGACACTGGAGACTAAGTCCGCGTCCTTGCTGGATGGCGAACAAGTGCCAGTAATTCAATACAGCCCTGAGCGAGATGCTGGTGTAGTTTACCTGCACTCCGACGAGAATCCTTTTGGCGGTTATGATCGCATTGCCAAGGATCTCAAGAACGCGAACCGTGATACAATCATGGTCCGTGCTTACGGACTACCGACGAAGTCAATGACTTCTCTGTTACCGAACTTCAGCCCGGAGGTCAATGTCCTTAGCGATAAACCAAACAAATATGGTATGTCCTTCCCTGACAAGGACTCACTGACCTGGTATCATGTAGTTGACCCGGCATTCGCCAGGAACTACGTGGCAATATGGGCAGGAGTATCTGAGGACGAAGAGATATTTATACGCAGGGAGTGGCCGGACCGAAATACTTACGGCGAGTGGGCATTGTTCGGTGACCCGAAGTGGCGCAAGGGTCCAGCTGCGGACAAGATAGGCTACGACGTAGAAAGGTACTGCGAACTGTTCAAGGACATTGAAGAAGATCTGGGCATCGAGGTCACGGAACGTATAGGGGACTCCAGGTTCTTTGCAAAGGAGAATGAGAACAATGTAGATCTGTTCACGGCCTTCTATGATTTCGGTATGAACTTTACACCGTCGGACGGACAGCAGGAGGGCATAGGTAACACAAGCCTGGACGATTGGTTCTTCTACAATCCGAACTACGACCTTGATCCCGCCAACAGACCAAGGTGCTACGTGCATGAGGACTGCGGGAATCTTATTGAGAGCATGATTAATTACAATGCAGCCGGTAAATCCGACGAAGCCCTCAAGGACTTTTTTGACCTCATCCGTTATTTGCGAATGTCAAATGGCGGTATGGGTCCTGATTACTTCGCATCCTCCGACATGGGGATCACTAGAAAACAACAAGGAGGATACTAATGAAAGTAAAACTAACTGAGTTCGCCGAATATCATGATACTGACTTCGACGAAGCGCTCAAAATAGCTAAAGAAAAACTACCGCCAGAATACATTAGCGGCAAAGGCAAGAACACCTGGATCAGCCCAGAAGGGCAGGACATCCTGTGCGACGGTATGCTGATTAATGAAATAATTCCTAAACACTTTAGGGGCAAGGTATTATCAATCTGCCCAAATCCTAGATTCAACATGGTTCACTTTAAGGAGATCGGTAAAAAGGTTCCCGTTCTTGTGCCTAATAGGTTCAGAAACAAGTTCGTAGGTAAAATGATCTGTTTTGAGGTAATCGAATCCGAGACAGGCGTTAGCTATCGTTATGTCAAAGGTTGACAGAACAAAAATATTTTACGATAGAAATCCTCTAACCGGACAAGTAGAGGACGAAAACCTGACGCTGGATTACAAGTGGAATCAGCAGAACAGGGATCGTCTGATAATGTGGGAGACTTTCAAGCGATACGTGAAGCATGAGTCCAAAGTCCCCATGACAAACATAGAGTTATGTGATAAGATAGGCAGTTCTAGGACTCATCTTGCTAGCATGATTCAACTAATAAAAGATAGACTAAATGCAGAACAGTAATATTTCAAAGGCCCTTACCTACGTAGGCACTGAGCCGGACATCAAAACTCTTCGATACGCTTACGAGGAAACAATAACGGAGCTTGAATCTTATTTTGATTTATGCCGTACGAGCTACGACGACCGTCGGAACTGGTGGCCAGGCAAGAGCCGCGATCACCGCAAGCATGGGGCCGATGCCTTTCCTTGGGAGGGTGCGAGTGATACGGAGTGCCATCTTATAGATGAACGCATTACGAAACTTGCATCCCTATTTATTTCTGCACTCAAGAGGGCCAACGTCAGAGCGTTCCCCGTGGAAAGTGGAGACATTGCTCGCAGCAAACTAGTATCAGGATTCCTCAAGTGGATGATACGATCTGGTTACATTCCTCGCTTTTACAGAGAGATGGAACTCGGTGCTAACTACATGTTAGAGCGTGGACTCCTGGTTACGTACGTTGGCTGGCACATGGAGGATCGATCCTTTGAGCAAGAGATTGACCTACAGCAGATCGCACAAATATCTCCAGAAATTTTTCAAGCTGTAGAACAAGGAGAAAACGATGAAGAGTTAATCCTACTTCTTCAGCAAGTTTTTGACGGCGTTACAGAGAAACGAGCAAAGACCGCACTCAAAGATCTACGCAAACAAGGAATGGCGAAACTGCCCGTAGTGCGTCGTCAAATTAATTGCCCCGAAGTCAAAACCCTTGCACCTGATGGTGACTTTGTCTTCCCACCGTATGTTACTGACCCGCAACGCGCACCGTATTGCTTCTGGAAAACGTATTACACTCCACAAGAACTAGAACTCAAGGTAACAACCGACGGTTGGGATCAGGACTTCGTGGACACAATGATCGAAAGATACCGAGGTGTAAACATAGATAGCCTTGAGCGATACGAAGAAGGCCGTCGTAGCATGAGCCTAACAGACACTGCATACGAAGCCGATGAACTTATTGAAATCATTTACGGATACCAGAGACTAATTAACGAAGAGGACGGATCCGAAGGAATTTACTGCACAGTATTTCATAAGAACTTTGATGGAGATGATAGCACTGGGACTCTCGGATATGCAAAGTTCGAGCTACTCAACGGATACGAGGATTATCCAGTAGTGGTGACACGCTTGTCTGAGGACACTAAGCGTCTCTATGATGTATCCACCGTTCCCAGTATTCTTCGTGGCATTCAAAACCAAGTAAAGGTAGAACGTGACTCGCGGATTGACCGCAATAGTCTAGCTACCTTGCCTCCAATCATGCACCCAGTAGGCCAAGCACCCAATGACTGGGGACCAGGTCGTATGATTCCATACCGCCGTAAAGGTGATCTGGACTTCGCGCCTATTCCTTCATACAATCAAGGTTCACTTGAGATGGAAGAAACACTGCTCAACCAGGCTGACAGGATGATTGGACTGGATCCAAATGACCCCATGTCCCAATCCAGACAGCAGTTCATGATAGATAAATATTTAGGTCACGTATCCGAGGTGATTCGCATGGCTTACAAGTGCTTCCAAAGATTCGGACCCGACGAAGTATTTTTCCAGGTTACTGGCATTCCAGATCCTCAAGTAATAAACAAAGGAGATCCAAACGAGAACTTTGACATCATGATTAACTTTGATGTGCTTGACACGGACCCAGATACAGTAGAAAAGAAACTACAAGGATTTGTTGCCTTGAATCAACTTAATGTAAATAACCGAATGAATGTTGATGGATTACTTGATATTGCAGCTGCTAGCATTGATCCGGTCATGGCAGACGCAGTTCTACAACCTGCACAAGATGCTCAACAAGAGATGGTTAAGAATGTCACAGATGACCTTACAAAGATTTTTGCAGGTATTGAAATGCCAGCCCGTCCAACAGGCGCACAGATTGCTATGCAAGTTATTCAGCAATACGCACAGCAGCCCGACATACAGCAACGTCTGCAGCAGGACGAGTCCTTCCGGGGACGCATGGAGAAATACCAAGGTCAGTACACCTTCCAGATGCAGCAAGCGCAGAACGCCCAGATCGGTAGAGTCGGCACAGCCCCTGCACAAATGGGTGAGATTAGTACTCAGAATATGTAGTATTGTTTTATTAACAAGTACTCACACAATGGCTGATAATAAAACACCTTCACAGCTTGCCGCACAGCGAGTTCGTGAACAGCGTTCACAAAATTATTTCAATATGCTCTCCCTTAACGAGGGGAACAAACCTAAGGTCTACAAGGACAGCAAGGGTAACCGCACCATAGGGATTGGATTCAATCTTGAAGATGCTGGGAATCGCAAGTTCCTCAAACAGCAGGGTATCGACATAAATGAGTTATTTGCTGGTCGAGAGCTTACTGACAGGGAAACAAAAACCCTTTACAACCACAGCCTTACTCAGGCATTCAAAGACGCTCAGTCCTATGACCCTAACTTCGCCAAAAGACCAGAAGCAGTAAAGATGACTCTAGTTGACATGGCCTTCAATCTTGGTTTAACAAAACTAAATAAATTCGTGGACATGAAAAAAGGTCTTATGAACAATGACTACAATATGGCAGCTGATGAAATGGTTGACAGCAACTGGTACAAGCAAGTAAAGTCCAGGGGTCCTCGCATGGTAAACGTAATGCGTTCTGCTGCAAAATGATATGAATATTCAAGACGATATAAAGACACTTCATAACTACGAGGCTTTTGCTAGGTTCATGAAGATGGTGCATGACCTTAGAGAAGAAGCCATCGAGGAACTGCACGAGGCTAGCATTGAAAATATTCAACAAATATCCGGACGAATTATTACTTACGATCAACTATTGCAGCTATCAAGCTGGCAGGAATTAAGTGTCCGGCACCGTGAACATTTCTAGGCGGAACAACACCTGTTCACCTATGTTATATTAACGTATCGCAATCTCTCGGCGTAAATGAGTGGAATTATGACAGATGAAATCACGACTGCTGACTCTGGGGCAGACCAAATACCAGTGGACAATACTAATATATCCGTAACG